ATCTGACAGGTGAGACAATGCGGCCGCCTGAAGCTTTGCCACATTAAGCTGGTAAATATTGGAGGCGTTGCGGTTGCCCTGGCGGCGCTGAGTACGTGAAAGCCAGCCGTCTTTCTCCAGCTTCGCGATCGCCGTACGGACAGTGCTTGGCCCTGCGCCGAGCTGACGCGCAATGGTTTCTATCGAAGGCCAGCAAACGCCTTCGTCGCTGCTGAAATCAGCCAGGCGAGCCATGATGGCCACACTGGATAACTTCATGCCCGACGCCGCGCAGCCGTCCCACACGTAGCTGCTTAATTTAGTGCTCATGATCGACTATTTCCCTGAACTTGCGCTGGAATTGCTCGAGCGGACTGAAGCACTCTCCATGCTCGTAACCTTCCCGCAGATAGATAACGCGGCGGGTTTCAGGCTCCCAGCGGATAACTTTGACGGGCACGCCGTAATGGTCCCGGAACCATCGGTTAAGCTCTCGCATAAGGCTTTTGCCCTCCGGTAGTAGACCCCCACGATTGCGACCGCCCGACTGTGGTTACACGGAACCCAGCGGTTTGATAATCTGCGCTCATACCGAAACAACGGAACGCCCGGCACCGGGATCATCCGCAGTTGCGGTAAGCGGCGATAAGCCGTTAAACTGTTCATGCGTTAGTTCTCCACTGATTACGACACGCCACGGCGCCCGGAGCTGCACACTCGCGGGCGTCACTCTTTTCTGGCGTACAGAAAACGCGATACAGCAACGTTAAATGCTCCTGCCACTTCGTCATGACCTGATAGCTGTTTTCTTCGATTTGTTCCCGTTCTGCCTGGTCAATCACCCCATCCTCAGTTGCTTTGCGTATGAACTGAGAGTGACGGCCAATCCACTCGATGGACTCCATCAGGCGATCGTTAATGTCGGCGTTATCAACCTGCTCTATTTCCACCAGCGGTACGTTCACGCTGTTCGAATGACGTGAAACCGCATCGGCGATGTGCTTGGTACCGCTGGCCTGCTGGATAACCATCGCCCAGCCCATCGGGAAAATCTGATCGCCGTCAGTGCGCAGCCGGTTAAACAAAGCGTTCTCGGTTACACCAAGCCATTCAGCCGCTTCGGCGTAACCACCCGGCAGGCATGAGATAGTTTTTTTGATGGCTGCCACCAGCCACGCGGGCTGTTTTTCGACTTGCCAGTGCTTCTGATCCACGGTTAACCCCTTCTTACTGTGGTTACGGCTAAGCCGCCCTTTCGTTACTTTTCTGATAAAGCGAAGCGTCAAATTTGAGCTTCCCATTAGTTCGTGCTGCAGCTTCTGCTGCGCGGCCTTTTGGAATCAGTTGTCCTGGGCGAGTGCGCCACTGATAAAACGCTTCGGGTGATACGCCAAAAAATTCTGCGGCTTTGTTTGGTGAACCAAAATAATGTTCAAGATCTGTAGTAGTCATAACGTCCTCCTAAGAATATTTAGATATTATTATCTAATTTTTTTTAGGTCAATAAAAACTAAGATAACTTAGGTTTCATCAACGAAGGTTTAGACCGTGGGAACATTAGGTACGCGTTTAAGGACGTTAAGGAAGCAACGAAAGTTGACTCAGGGCCAACTTGGCAAAGCGCTTGGTGTCTCTGACGTTACAGTGGGATATTGGGAAAGGGATCTAAATATGCCTGGGGGGATTTCACTCACCAGACTGGCCCAGTACTTCGGAGTAAGTGAAGGTTTCCTCCTGTATGGCACTGAAGAAGAAGCGAATGTAGGACCCGCACCTGTTAACGCGCTACAGATCCCTATTATTAGCTATGTCCAGGCGGGAGCATGGTCCCCTGAATGTGATGCAAGAAACCTTGACGGAACGGTGGAGTATATTTTGACGTCTGAATTTCACTCGTATTCCACATTTGCGCTTAGGGTTAAGGGCAAATCGATGGAGCCCGAGTTTGTGGAAGGCGACATAATAATCGTTGATCCTGAAATTCCTCCCGGGCCGGGAGATTATGTCGTTGCCAAAAACGGTAGTGATGAGGCCACTTTCAAAAAATACCGAGCAAGAGGAGTTAACGACGATGGCTATGAGATCTTCGAATTAGTTCCACTGAACGAAGACTATGCAGTACGTAACTCCGCGAAAGAAAAGATCACTATTATCGGCGTTGTTGTTGAACACCGCCGTATGATGCGACGTAAGTAGTTCCCTCCCCTTCAGGAAAACTAAATAAATTTAGATATCCTGCTTGACCTTTAATCTAAGTTATTTTAGATTTTTATTATCGACAGCGTATCTGCATGTTGTCCATGACGTAAATACCAGTGGCTAATGCGACCGGATTATTCGCTAAGAGTAAGAGGATTCACAGAGCAGATGAGAGCTACTTAAGCGCCAAGAACCACTGACGCTTTGATGAGCATGATATAGCAGGGGTGCTCAAGTCAGTGCCTGCTCTTAAAGGGGCTGCTCACCTCAGGCTTTCTCAAATTCTCAATATGCTTTTGAAGATCTGAAATGAGGCTTTCGGCCATCTCAGGAGTAAGAGCAAAGAATTGTGTTTCCGTAGCTGAATCAACTGGTTGCATAACGGAAGTTATAAACTCGAATTTCATTGCCAGCGCATCGTAACCGGGTAGTGGCTTAGCTTGCCAACCAGTGACAGGAAAGACAGGAATATCGTCCTTTTGTGACATGTTAAGTCCTTATATTAAGAGCGAGTCCAAAGGCTAGGTCACTCGTGATGTTTGGGAAATAACAAAATTCCTAGTTCTGATTTGGTTTAGAGAAAGGGACGATTAAAAGAGATCTTAAAAGCAACAAGCGTGGTAGTGGTTGGCGGCGTCTGAGCTTTTCTTATTTTCCGCGAAGGCGCCGCACTTTTTACGCAACACACAAGAGCATCACCGGATGACGGGCTCATTCCCCAATCCATCCGGGCGGTTGCAGCCGCAGGTGCTCTTTTGTGTTGTGTGGAGAACTAACCGGCGGTGGCAGCCGCCCGTTTCAATAAATGCCCCCTTATCAGGGCATTTACTAAAGCGAAACCACTTGATTTATCGCCACCCGGCGAGGGATTCGCTCACCCCAAATTCAGGCGCGGTGCAGCGCGTAACAATGGAGAACAAGCGTGAATAAGAAATTACTTGAGCCAGATTTAACAGATAAAGCATCGGCCCGATTAACAACGAAACAGCTTATTGGAGCTGCACATCATGCAGCACGTTACCTTCCGAAAGCCTCTGGGGAACTCGTCACTGAGTTGGCATCACGTTTGGATGTAACTCAGGTGGCACTAGGCGAGTCACTGAACATTCGTAACGCTCTCGTGGCCGAGAAAGCGGCACTGGTCAATGTGCTCGATGGAGCGAGGAAAGGTGAGCCTTCTCTTGAAACAATGGAACGCGCATTTCGCGAATATTGTGACATTCCGAACGTGCGCGAAGGGTTACTGCAGATGTGGCGAATTATGCGTGATGACGTCTTTAGCAGTGCACAGGCATGCAAGGAGAAGAAGCGACTAAAAAAGTAGATCACTGTGGTATTTGTTTTGACTGGGCCCGCAATGGTTGCGGGACCTGTATCTTTAAAGGGTGACCGGGTGCAGCCGGTAAAGTGGAGATTAACCTATGAGCGATCGTTTCCTGACTGATGAGGAGCTGGCAGAGGCTACAGGATCACCACAGAAGTCTCTGCAGAAAGAGGTGCTTGAACTCAATGGGATTTATTTCATTGAGAGACGGGACGGTTCAATTAAAACCACCTGGTATCATATCAACCACCCTATTCATCGGCTCGTACCACCAGCAGGGTTCCCGCCCGCCAAGGGCATGAACTTTGACGCTATAGAGAGTTGATATGGGACGCAAACGCGCACCGGGTAATGAATGGATGCCAAAGGGCGTTTTCTTTCGCCCTTCTGGTTATTACTGGAAACCCGGTGGATCTACAGAAAAGTTAGCTCCGGCAGACGCAACGAAAGCAGAAGTATGGGTGGCTTACGAAAAGGTCGTTGAAGGCCGGAAGAACCGGCTCATGTTTAAACAGCTCTGGCAAAAATTCCTGGCTAGTGCTGACTTCGCTGACCTGGCGCCACGCACTCAAAAAGATTATCACGCCCACGAAAAGTACATTCTGGCTGTGTTTGGTGAAGCTGAAGCCAAATCGATAAAACCTGAACATATACGTCGATATATGGATGCGCGTGGTAAGAAAAGCCGCGTCCAGGCTAATCACGAACACAGCTCCATGTCCCGTGTGTTCCGCTGGAGTTATCAGCGCGGGTATGTGCCTGGCAATCCCTGTGTCGGTGTTGATAAATATCCAAAACCCCAGCGCGATCGTTACATCACGGATGAGGAATACCTCGCGATTTACAAACACGCCACGCCAGCTGTTCGGGCAGCTATGGAAATTGCTTACCTTTGCGCAGCACGTGTTTCCGATGTTCTGAAAATGGACTGGAATCAGATAATGGACAAAGGAATATTCATCCAACAAGGTAAGACTGGTATTAAACAAATCAAAGCATGGTCTGAAAGGTTGCATGAAGCGGTAGATATATGTCGCCCATGGGGTGAGAATGGCGCTGTGATAAAGACCATGTATGGTGAACGTTATTCGTATAAGGGATTTAACGAGGCGTGGAGAAAGGCGCGTAACTTAGCAGGAAATAGTTTAGGACGCCCCCTTGATTGTACTTTTCATGATCTGAAGGCGAAGGGCATCTCTGATTATGAAGGTACCGGGAAGGATAAGCAGAAATTCAGTGGACACAAAACTGAGTCTCAGGTTTTGGTTTATGACCGCAAGATCAAGGTAAGCCCAACGCTTAACAAAAAGATGTGA